GGTATTGCGGCAGCCGGGTGGTCACAGGCGACGGCATCAACGCGCCGCCGAGGTACAGGGTTGCCTGCATCGGCTGTGCAACAGATGTCTGTTCATAGGCGATGTTCGCAGGCTTAATGCGCAAGATATGCTCTCGCAAAATCTGCTCTTTGGCTTGTGTATCAGCCGGAATTTCAACGTGCAGCACGTAATCCTGAACGTGCGCCTGTGTCTTTCCTTCTCCAAACATGGATTGCAAAAAGCGTCTGAGGTATCGCATTGTAAATGCCTGATTTTCCAGCAGCCGCGCCTTCACCCGTGCACGTCGGTCATCCAGCTGATCGGTTTTCAGCGGATGCAGTTTCAAAATTCCTTCCCAGCGGCGAATCCCCATCTCGTCCATATCGTCCAAGAACTGATTGTCCATCAGGCTTTTCTCGGCCTGATGCAGTCGTTCCAGCTGGGCATCTTCCGCCGCCATGAGATACTGATACTCCAGCACGTCACGAAACGCCCAGGGCAGATAAGTAATCAACGGCTTCATGGCTGCGTCACCTCCAATGTACCGAGACTCGGAACTGCATCTGCATCCAGCTGAACATTGGCAGGCGTGCCATTCAGTTTGGTGTCTGCCACATCCAGAACACCATCAAGCGCGAGAAGGGCACGCTCGATCTGTGAGATGCGAACAATGGTCGCAGTCTCATCCGCCCAGGTATCTGCCAGCGTGGCAAAATACGCCGTGACCGCTTCCCGAAGTGCACTTTGCACTGTGTCAAATTCCCAGCCCTCTGCAAATGTAATCTGGGTTTGAATGTTGATTGGCTCTGCTCTAGCACCAGTCACCAAAACCGTATGACCAATCGGCGCAACGCCCAACCCTTTCCCTTGATTCTGCTCCGGATCTACCGCTGTCTGCACCTGCTCTACCAAGGCCCCGGACGGCGGTTTTCCATCCGCGCCTAAAATCGTCAGCTTGACCGTTCCCGGTCCATTCCATACCGAATACACCTTGACGCCGCCCACACCATCCAGCAGTCCAACACGCTGTTTGTAGTCCAGGATATTACCGCCGAATGCCAAGCCTTCCAAGCTATCATAGTAGCGCTTGCGCAAGGTATCTGCGTCGTCCGCGTCCTCGCCCGGAACGATCAGACTGGTAATCTGAGAAGTAGCCAGTCCGGCAATGTACTCGATGGGCAGCAAAAAGCCGCTGGAAACATTGCCCGCTGTGCCGGTCTGTTCGCATACGAGGCGGTACACACCCGGTGACACCCGATCGGTCACCGCATAGTTCACGCCATCGTGATTGAATCGTGCACCGTTGGGAATCGAGATCTCTGCCGGGGTAAACTGCGCCTCAATGACGGCCGCAGATGCGTCCCGAATGGGCACTGCTCGCTCCCGACAGCGCTTCATCAGGCCGTAAAGCGATGCCGTGTCCACGAAAGTCTCATCCATGACGACATCCAGTTCGATATAGCATTTGACAATCTCTGCCGCAGCCGGTGCAAGGGCATCATAAATCACCGAGCCTTCTCGTTTATCCACGGTATCAGGCACCGCTGCCAGCAGATCGGCCATAACGCTGTCAAAGGTAATGCCATCCCGATACGCCATTATGCAGTCACCTCCTCACCTTTTCCCCACCAGTCATATTCACTCGGAACCTCTCCCTCGGTTGTCACTGCCGTAAACCGCACCGTCAGCTGCTTGCGATTGCGGACAAACACAAAATTTTCAACACGCAAGATCCGATCATCCTGCAAGAGTGCTTCCGAGATTGACTGTCGGATCAGGCTTTCCAAAAGCGGTGTGTTTGCCTGTCCAATCCGGCTGACCAGCTCCACACCGTAATTCCACGAGAAAATCTCATGTGCATATCGCTCGCTGTGCAGAATCATAAAAATGGTCTGCTTCATCGCTTCCTGACCATCCAACATTCCGGTCGATGGTTTGCCGCCAAAGTTCAGGCGATAGGTGCGGGTGGGCTGTGTGCGCAGCGTAAAATCAGCTGTTAAGTCATCCCCGTACAGGGTTGGAATCACAGTGTCCCCTCCTTTCCGAATATCAGATAGCGCTGGCCGCCCTGAAAGCGCAGCAGAATCAATTTATCTCCCGGTTGGTACACATCGCACTGACAGCGCGGTGCACAGCCCTCTCCCGGACATTGAATTTCACAGGGCGCACGCACCACCAGATAGTCCGGCCCTAAGATACGCTTTTGCGACAGGCGCACGGTCAACGGCTGTGCGGTAACGACCGTGCCGAACACGATCTCGGTCGGCTTGTCCTCCCGGACAGCCGCAAGCGCAACCTGTTTGATCACTTCAATCAGCTGCTTCATGCCTGAAATTCTCCTCCTGCCAGTGTCAAATCCATGGTGTGCAATCCGTCCACAAAGTGATGGGTGACCGACTCCACACACATATAGTTGCGCACAATGATGTCGCCGATGTTGAGAAAGACCGGCAGCAGCGTGCCGCCGCGCACGTTAATATCTCCGATCGCGCCCTTGACTTTCAAACTACGGTTTTTGCGGTTATAGTACGCGAGCAGGGCTTTGGCCTTTTCGGCCAGCAGCGCCGGGTCGGTGTCCTCGTCCAGCTTTTCATAGTATTGCAGCTGTCCCCAGACCGCCTGGCTGCCCGTGTCGTTATATACATAGGTCTCGCGCACGCCAGTGTCACCATTGTCCACAGCGAGCTTGATTTTGTTGTACACGCCTTTGTCGATGGTCGAGGTGTAGTCGAAACTCTGCGCAGTATCAGCATCCACCACATAACTGTCCATGCGCATGGTGTCCAGACCCGCAAGAGTCAACGCACCAAAAGCATCATAGAGCACATATAGCTTTCCGGCGGCGACGACGGTCAAATCGGATGCCGTTTGCAGCATATCGAGCAGGGTTCCCTCCTCCAGCCGATGGGGAATCTTATACTTGGTGTCCGCGATCTGTCCGCACTTCAGGCCGTAGTCAGCTGCCAGCATACGCAGCAGTTCGGCATAAGTCTTGTTCTCGTAGGACAGCGTATCCTCATTCTTGAGGTAGCGCATCTGGTCGTATGCAATGACCTTGATCTGTTCCAAGTCCTGCCGGCTCTTTTCAAAGATAAACCCAGCAAAGGCGGGTATGCCATTCCAATGCAGCGTGACCGGGTTACCCTCCTGAAAGTTCAGAATTGCATCCTTCATCACGGTAAACGTCAGTTTTGCAGGCTCTCCCTTGCGGGAGCGTTCCAGTTTGACCTCACCCGCCACGCAGGGCACATAGATCTTATCATTCTGGATGCGCAGTTCCATGCCGTTGGTCAAGTGCGGCGGCAGATCGAGCAGCTGATTCTTCTGGACGGCAGACAGACCGGTGACCGACTGCACCACAACCGTTGTGATCTCCTTTTTCTCGGTCTCGGCTGTAGTTGTCCCACCGCCGCCTCCCGTACCGGCTGCCCCGGTTCCACCCAAGATGGCATATCCATACTTCACGCCCCAGCTGTTGCACTCAGCTGCGGTGCGCATCAAAATGTCAAAGTGATAGACACCATTTTCCACGGTAATCGCGCCGCCGCGGTCATTGACTGTATAGGTCGTACCGTCCCGGCTGGTTCCTGTTCCTATGATGGTGACCTGCGTGCCGAACGGGACCGATTTCGGCGCTGCCATTGTGCGCTTGGACGGATCGAGCAGGTTGCCCTGCGCGTCATAAAATCCGCCTTCCATAGCATTATCCGCCGGATAGTACGCGGTAAACTTGGCACGCACGCGGTTTTCCGCACTGGTCGATGGGCTGCTGCCGGTGTAATTGGCAGTCGTATCTTTAGCACTGACGTAAGACAACGGATTGACCGAACTGCCGTTTCGGTGCACTCCAAAATGCAGATGATTGCCGGTCGAAGCACCGGTCGTACCGACTGCCGCAATACGTTGCCCTGCTTTGACCGCCGCACCAGCCTTGACATAGAGCGCTTTACAATGTCCGTAAAAGCTCTCCAGACCGCCGCCGTGGTCAATATGGATGTAATTGCCATAACCGCCGCTGTTCCAACCCGAGATCGTCACGGTACCCGCACCACAGGCCAGAATATCCGTTCCGCTCGGCGCGGCCAGATCAATGCCGTCATGGAACTTACGGTCTCCCGAAATCGGATGGATTCGATACCCGTAATCTGAGGACATTCTGCTGTATCCCGGACAGGGCCATACATATTTTCCCATTTAACTGCCCTCCGGTAATTTCAGCACGGTACCCGGATAGATCCACCAGCCGTTTGAAGAACTGGCCCTGCCATTTTGTCTGGCAGCCTGCTCGATGGTCTCGCGGTTGCTTTCATACAGCTGGCCGCTTTTGGAACCATCGCCCAAATATTTTTTGGCAAGATTCCAGAGGTTGTCCCCCGCCTGTACGGTATAACTTTGCGAGATCGGAAGAGCACACGTCTGAACTCCAGTCACTGACC